TCCCTTTCATTTTCGAGTACTCTTTCGCCTGTTGCTCTAAAGACTTTATTTTCTTTTCCTTCGCTTGGGCTCTCGCACTGACTTGATCCTGCTTGCGTTGATCTAAGTTTTTCTTTCTTTCCTCTTTGGCTTGCTCTTTCTGTTCTCTCTCTTTCTGTTCTCTCTCCTTTCTCCTCTCATAGTCCCTTTTCTCTCGCTGAACCTCACGCTGGCTGTCCGTCAACTCATCTTCATCGTCTTGGCGACGTTTCCCATTAGAACGACTGTCTTCTTTCCTTCTCTGGAGTGACCTTTGCCGTAAAAGCCAAGCCCCGCTAGACTTCTTTTTCATGACTTCTCTTATAGCACGTAGCTTCTCACTTCTGGTTATCACTCGATCCTCAGCTTTCTGCTTGAGATCCAGCTTACCTTCATCCAAAGACTGAGGGGGTTGCTCTGCTTTTTCGGGAGAGGGCATCCTCACACCCTCCTCAGTCTCTAATACAAACTGATTCAGGGTTGAAAACTCTTCGCCACCTGGCTTTTTTCGGGTCTCTGCTGGAGTTGGGGGTGCGAAAACTGATTCTGCTTTAAGTAGCTCTTTTGACTTCTCAGAATCTAAGGTATCAGAAGCATTCTCTGATACCTGAAGATCATTAGAGATCGCCTCCGACTCGGCAAACTCTCTGACAGACCTTACCAGAGGGTTGTCAAAGAACCTGCCCTCGTCGCCCTGAGAAGCTACACGCTCTAAGCGAAGCAACCTCCCTTGGAGTTCTCGGATCTTATGGTCATACATGGTTATCCCCTGCCTTCTCTTAGTAGTGTTAAACTAGAAAAGGCGGAGGATAAATACACTACAAATCAGCCACCCTGAAGAGTAAAGGTGAATTGAATATAGAGGAGGGGGTACACGGGCTTGTAGAAGACCTCCACGTTCAATTGGGTTGGGTCTTCGGGATCTCGACGAACACTCAAGCCTGTGTAGGTTGAGATGATCTGGTCTCGGACGAGTTGCTTCAAGAAAGCGTTCAAACGACCCTCAATCTGCTGTATGACCTGAGGTACGTACTTCACACCGATGTACCTACTCAAGAGGTTACGAGATCGAATCTGAACGTCATCTGCGATCTGAATAACCGTAGGGGTCTTAGTGAGAGTAGAAGTCATGTTTGTGGTCAAACCATGTCTGACCTTGATGCCATCCGCTCTCTGACTTATAACAGTCACACCCGCTTTAGCTGTCGCGTTCGCGTCAACCTCATCAAGAGTTCTTGAAAGTGAAGAAAAACCATTGATTACACGACCCGTCCAAGGGGTCGCACTGTCTACACTAGGGTTGCTTGTAGCAAGAGCGACACCCACCGCAACATATTCACCACCGACGAGGAAGCTCTGACTGACTCCCACGTCGTTTATGAAAGTAAGAGTGGCGATGTCAGGGTAAACAATGCAAACTCTTGAGTTTCCTGTTGCTTGTGCGAGAAGCTGAACTTCTCTTGGCTGAGTGCCAGGTTTTACGCCAACAACAGCACGACGCTCTGAACGATAACGAAGTGAAGACTGAATGTCACAATGGTTAGAGATTGCGGAGAGGATTGCTGATGTCGCAGGGTAAATAGGCACAATCACAGAAGGTGAAAGGCCTGGTGTGATCTCACCTACAACACCAGAAATTGCCGAGATGACTTGATCCTCGGTGGCAATACTCTGACCCTTCGCGAGAGGGATCTGCCTACAAGCAATTGCAGAAGCACCATTAGCAAACGCGAGGTAAGCACCCAAGCTCAAAGAGTTCTCTGGACTCAGAGGCCCATAAGTGGCTACCACGTCTCCGAGAGAGGTGAAGGTACGAGTGTTAAAGAGTGATCTAACACGGGTGAAGTCAACATAGTAGGTCTGACCTATAGAAGGCTCAGAACCACTCTTAACAAAAGTCTCTACGAGAGCAATGTCTCCTGCCTGTGTGTTGAGTGTGTTAGACACAGTGAGTTCAACACCTTGTATGAGAGACACAGGAATATTAGCGTCGGTTGTCAGGGTAGTGGATACGCTGAAGAGAACTCTTGCGTTGACACCTGTAGGGTATGACAAACCACCTTCTCTTGCGAGGAGGGAGAAGGTGAGGCCTGTTACTGAATCAACATAAGTCTGTCCTACAACACCATCTGAGCCTGAACCGTCGTTGAGGCGTGAGTCATTAGCTGACCCCGAACCCTTCGGGTTATCGGAAGTGACCACAAACCCTTGATATGCATTCTCTCCGACAGCTCCGTCGCCTACGGTGATCTTCGTACCACTTCCTCTAGTTGTAGCAACACGACCCCCTGTAACTTCAAGGATAGAGCTGGTACTAGTTGAGAGACTCTCGAAACCAACAAAACTACGACCTGTTTGGTTTACGTGGAGGTAAGACACAGCTTTCTCTGCGTAGTGACCCGCAGTTGCGTCTGTGCTTGGCTCAATAGAGAAGAGAGCAGTTGCGAAAGAGGCCTTCGCAACAACATTACTCATAAGAGCTGAGGTCAAAGCTTGGGCGGTGACACCTACAGAAGAAACAGACTCACCCTCAGTTAAACCGAAAGATGAATTACCGTTACCTGCACCAACTCTAATATAGGAATCAATGTTAGAGTTTGCATTGATAACACGGATGCCCGCACCCTCAATGTGAGCAGTGGCATTTACACCTACCGCGATTACTACATCATCAAGGATATCTGTAATTGAAGTGAGATTACCTTGAGCCGTAGCATCTGATAAATTGATAGTGACAGTACTACCATCAATCTCAAGAACAAGAGTGTCATTCTGGTCATTGCCAGCACTGTACAGTGTCTTTGCAGGAATACCAAGAGCGTCTACATCACCCCAACCCAAACGAAGGAGGACACTTGGGGCATCAACTACAGATCTTCTTGAAGCAACAGCGGAGTCGCCAGCACTGAGGCCAGCATCTTCGACCCGCACACCCTGATCAACAGATACACCTAGATCTGATGTTGGGAAGTACTTGTTACCTATAACAGTCCTACCTTTAAGAATCAAGCGGTCACGGAGCTCGCCTGAAGTAAGGGTGGTGCGTGAGTGTGCCGCGACAGGGAGGAAACCAAACTTAGTCTGAGTGCCGTTGCCATTCGTGGTTGCGTTCTGAGTATCGAAGTCTACGCCTGCAATACTGAGGAACGTATCTTCAGTATCTGCGATGAACTCAATAAATCCGTATGAGTCGTTAGCGTTTGGAAGAGAATCCAAACTAAATACTAAACGGCCTGTGTTATCCGCAGAGCAACTGAGATCAAGACCTGTAAAGTCTGCGTTTGCACCAACGATGTCTGCGGTGATTGCATTAGTAATCGCCACGCCAACAGCGTTAGCGAGGTCGTCGGGGCTGAGGTAAACAGCCGCACCAATCGTGGCAGAGGCTACGGCAGAAGCACCATTCGAGTCGCCGACGAAACGGAACTTGAAGCCAGCATATGAATTCGCCTTCGCTTCCCAAGCAGAGAAGCTAGACATGGCTGTGTAAACAGGTGCAGAAGCGTTCGCTGCTGTGTTGATAGCACCGACCCAAGTCTCAACATCGTCACCTACGCCGTTAATAGAAGCTTCTGCGAGAGTTACGCCATCTACAGTGAGAGTGACCGCTCTTGTTAATGCTGTCGCACCGTAGTTAGTGTTGTTGCTCGCAACGTCATACGTAAGTAAGTCACTTACAAGAGTCGCAATGTGACCGTTACGACCAGCACCCATAGGGGCAGAGAAGTCAATCGTGATTGCCTGAAGGTCTGCCTCAATAGCAAGAGTGTCTGAAGCACCCTCGACGAGGAAGTAGTCTCCGAAGCCTTCGGTGAAGAAGATCGCGGGAGTCTCGTCGTAACTACGAAGCTCAACGGTGACATTCTCCGCCACAGGGGTGCCTCCTATAACTCTAGCACCTGACATGGACTCAGATCCTGAAGGGAAGTTCAAGGCGATTTCACTAAGATCTGTACCTTTGCCTTCAAGAGTCACGTTATAAAGAGTCTCGTTTAAAGACTTAACAGAGTAAGTGCCAACTCCAGAAGCTCCCGCAGACTCAACCTCGACTCGATACGCTTTATCTCCGAACTTGTCTTGAATATTGGAGTAGTAGAAGCTCGCAAACACCTTATGGTTCGCAGGGATATCAGAGGCGAGAGTTACCTGTGAAGTCTGAGGGTCAACCTTAGTCACAACTGCAAGAGGGTTGACAAGGGCGTCTGAGAGGGTGACTCCTGTCCTCACTGTGACAAGATCAGCTCTGTTAGTGGCTTTCCCTGCACCAGATCCGTCAACGGGCTGGAAGGGGAGTTTAAAGACGTTTTGGAGGACTCTAGGAGGGACGGCATTCGTAATTACAGAAGAACACTCTAAAAGATAGGCTCTCTCATCTCGGAGAGTTGGAGACACTTGGTTGTTGCCGAAAGGGGTCTGGCCATTCTGTACTGCACCCGCAGAGGCAACTGTCGCTGTACCCCAGACAATCTTGTCGTCTGAGAGTACAAAGTCCACGTCTTCAACAAACAAGGCCGCTGAGCCACCGCCTGATGCGACAAGAGAAACTCTGTCGATGGAGGTGATGTCACGACCCGACACGTAGTCGAACTGATCTCTGAAAGTATTGTGGTAGTAGTCAACACTAATGACAGTACCTACTTTAGGGGGGAGTGCGAGGGTGATAGCGTTCGTTGAACCGTCTACAGACTCAACCGCTACAATTACCCCGTCAACCCTAACGGTCACATTGTCAGTGGAGGTAGTAATAACTCCACTGTTTGTTCCGTCTACAATAGGGCCATACTGAGTAAAGAACGTGCGGGTGCGTTCATTGCCTGTCTGGTTCAAGTAAACACCGATAGTGGTGTTAGCTGTGCCGTTACCTACAAGGATCGACCCCTCTGCTGTCAGGATGAGGTTGTCGCCACCTTCCGTGTCTTTGTAGGAGTCTGCTTCGAGAGAAGCAAGCCCTGCACCATTAATGGTTGCGATGACACGCTGGAGGGAGTTCGCTCGATCACCCTGAGCTCCGTTAGGGAGTGTGATAACACCTGTCACACCATCTACAGTTAAGATAAGAGTGTTAGAGGTATTGTCGATCACGAAGGGGGAACTACTCCCGAGAAGTTCTGTGTCGAAAGGAGACACCTGACTAGAAAGGTTTTCCTCTTCTACGAAAGTGTCCGTGCGGTTGAAGAAGTAAGAAACTCTTACGTCGTCTCCTTGCTTAGGGGCTTCCGCGAGAGTAAGAACTCCTTCAGCACCATCAACTGCGAGAACGACAGTGTTAATGCCGTTGATGCTCACGGTAACAGAAGAAGGAACCGTAGCGTTAGTCCCAGACCCGTCACCTGTGACGATAGGCCATTTCCTGACCTGAAGTTGGTTTGTCTCGCCGTCGAAGTCCTGATAGGTGTAACTCCCATCGGGATTCTCTCCTGCAACCATTCTGCCTGATGGATCTTCTTCTACGA